TCATTTACTCCCGGACCTTTATCATCCGTTTCTAACCAATCTAATCCTAATCTATTTTCTATAATTCTTTTTAATTTATTATCATCATTAAAATTATCAATTATATTAGGTTTTCCTTTTTCAGTCGCTAAATAAAAAGAATGACAAAAATATTTACAAATGTCTGTAGCTAAACTTGAATTATTAAATACTTCTAAGTTTGTAATATCTGGATCATATTCTAATAATTGCGCATATGATTTTTTAATCTTGGATTTATCATCCATATAAATAAATCCAACATTTCTTAATATATTAAATATTGGATCTATTAATTCTAACCTCTCCTCTTTAGATAAAGATTGAATATATTGTTTTGTTAATTTTTGTCCGTTAATTTCTATAATTTCATCAAATTTTAACATTTAATATTTTTCCATCATATTCTATATTTTCTTCCGCCCCAGGAAACTTGCTCTTATAAAATAATAAATTCTTTGGAGCTCTACCCATATTTACTTTACTAACTCCATATTCTTTCGCCTTTTTATAAAGCATTATATCAGCAAATTCACTCAATCCATAAAATCTCTTAAATAATGCCTTGCCTATAATATATGTAGAGGATCCATTTATAGGAGGAGATAATACTCCAAAAGCTACAAGATCTTCCCCAAAATATATAAATAAATTAATACAATCTTTATGAAAATTGTTTCTTAGAAAATATGTGTTCTTACCAGAAAAATCTCTAAAGTAAGATTGCGTATAATCATTTGACCATTCCTCAATCATCTTCTCTATATCTTTAATATCTTTATAATTATCACAAAATTCAAATGTATTCTTCGAACAACGATTAACAGAATATCGAACATTTTTCATATCTCGCCCTAATAAAGATAAATCTGTAATGTCTAATGTAATACATTTATTCTTTACTCTGCTAATCTCAAAATGTTGCTTCAAAAAAGATAAATTGTCCTCAGATAAATAATGGAAATTAGCAGGGCAAATTGATTTGAGATAAGAAAGATCGTCAATCGTTAATTGTCGAGATGTTGTGAAATCTTGCTTGCTGTGAACTTTCCATGAATAAAGATCGTTGTTGTCTAAAATATTGCTCGAAAATTTACCAAGTAAACAGCGATAAGAAAATTTATCAACAAATCCCATTACTTACCTCATATAGTTATTTTTGTTTGCTTTTTCCAGCATTTCTTGTCGTAGGTCTAACTTCTATATTATTTCTCTTTAAAATGCGACAAACAGTTCTTCCATCAATATTTAAATCTTTAGCAATAATTTCAGAAGAAGTTCCATCAGTATATCTCTGTATGATAATTTTTATATTTTCTTCTGTTACTCTTTTTAATTGAGTTCTGTCAACTCCTCTATCTCGTAAAATACGAGTAACACTATTATTCATAATTCCAAATTTATCTCCAATATCTTTTGGCGTCATGCCATCTTGATAAAGTTTAATAATTTCTAATATTTGATTTTCATCTAATTTTTTCATAATTTTACCTCTACTATAATGTAATGACAATAAAACAATTAGCAATAGCTGACCAATTTAAATAATTTTATTTTTCTTCTGATGTTCTTTGATTCGTGTTATCCATTCGTGAAACTTAGATAATGATAATGCACGTTTTGCAAAATTACATCGCTTGCAACATGAAACTATATTATCAATAGTATGACTTTTTGAACTGTCAATCCGATCAATTCCATTATATTTATATTTTATTTCAGAATCATCATAATTGCAATTAGATCCTTCAACGCCACAATAAAAACACGGCATTTGAGAATATGCATAAAATATTTTTATATCAACATCTATTGAAAAATGACTGCGCTTATATCTATTATAAACACATTTTATTAATGATAATAAATCATTATCCGAAATATCAATAATAATTGGTCTATAATTAGGATCAAAATTATTAATTTGTAATATATCTATGTATTCATAAAAATTAATTAAAGATTTATCACACTTAGCACTATTACAAGTATGACAACAAGGAACAACATTATCAATCGTATGAGGCTTTGAATTATCTACACGATCTAACCCATTATTAATAAATAATCCCTCTTTATTATTTTCAAAACAATTTGTCATATTTGATGGTTCTGCTCCACAATAAAAACAATTTTTCTGACTTAATTCATACCACTCATCAAATGTTAATTCTTTAAAATCTTTAAATTGTAAAATTAGTTTGTCTCTACGCAAATACGACGTCCACCTTCTTCTAGCTGAGTAAATCCTTGGTATGTATTTAACATTTGAAATATTTGCGATTTTCATATTTTTTAAAGCGATTTCTTTTCTCAAACATCCACAAGATTTAACTTTTTCACTTGTTAATTCATTTGTTACTACTTCAGCAATATTACCACAATCACACTTACATGTCCAATAGCCATTATTATAGGAAACCATTGTTAATCTATTTATCTTTTGTCCAGGTTTAAATATAGTTCCATTTAAAAATCTAAGACATCCACAAGATTTTGTTTTACCAAGTGTTAATCGTTTTGTTATAACGACTATTTCCTTACCACAATCACATAGACAATTCCAAGTTGTACAAGTATCTCCATTTTCTGAAACAATATTATCAGCCGGAGATATAGCCGTTAATTTATTAAACTTTTTTCCAGTCAGATCTAATTTTTTTGACATATTTTAATCCATATATGTAATATAATCATCAATTTTTAATTGTCTATACATAATAAAAGAAAAAGCCACCTTACGATGGCTTTTTCAATTATTTGATTGTGTGTTCGTAAGCGCTAGTTGTTAGGCACCAACAACTACGCTCTTACGCCCAGCCGCGACTCCACGGGGGTTAACAATCGCTAGACCAATATTTTCACTTACTACCCAGCCGAGTTTTAGCTGCTTAGGCTCGTCTGCCGGTAAAACTTCGATATCTTGAACGATAGGCAGTACCCCTACGAACTCGGGATCTGCGCACCCATAAATTGTCCCAGCGGGAACAATCTTACTTACCATAATATCAGTTCCCCAAATGTGTGCATATAGACCAGTCTGTAGAACTTCACGCATAGTAACGGGATCGAAATCGCCGCCACCTGGTCCCTGTCCACCACCTGAACCCCATTTTAGAATATCAGTGAATTCATTGATATTCATGAAGTATTTGGCAGTTACTAGGTCCCAATGATCGATCTGATTTTTAATGTCAACGAGATCTCGTTTTAGAAGACCTGCGTCAGCAATATCAGTTAGTTGATTTTCAACAGTTGCTGCTGCATCAAGTGCTGCGAAAAGGTTCGCATCTTCTTGTGCCATGATCTCTTGACGTGCTTTCTGAACAGCTCGGTCAATGACGTTGAATCTGCGTCGTTTTACTTCCGCAATTCGAACGGTGGGATTTGCAAAGATTTCGAATGTTGGCACAAGGATCCTATCTCCAAAGACTCTAGACTCTGGACCTGTACCGTTACTTGAAATGACTACTGCAGTTACGTCGATGTCTCTGTCATAGCTCGGTGTCGCGCCTTGTGGAAGAGGGTCAACCACTAATGCACGACGACCAATTCCGTGGTAATCTAAGTTTTTACGAATGGGATTAGCCATTGCCTGTGCAAGAGCAATTTTGCCATCCTGAGTTTGTATAGCGCGCGAAATTAATTCATCACGTTTATCATCAGAAAGTGAAGGTTGACCAGCTAAACCCATATTAGAAGGGGTATTCTCTTCTAGAATCGAGGCGTATTTCACGAGGGATTGTAACGCGTCGCGTAAACTTGACGCATTAAGTTGTCCCTGATTATTGAACATATTCATTTAAAATTCTCCATGGTTAAGTGAACTATTTACCAGTAAAAACATTACCAGTCATATAAGAAAAACTTATATGTTATTAGTATATAAAATTATTACTTATTTTACAATATAAAAATTTTTTTATGATCTATTAATAAAAGCGTATATGTGTTATATAGTATATGTGCTTAAGTTACAGAGGAAAACGAAATGAATAATATAGTAGATTTAACTGACAAAAAATTTGGAAGACTACTAGTAATTTCTAAATCAGAAAATATTATAATTGGTAATAGTGGTAAAAATTTTACGGCATGGAATTGCAAATGTGACTGCGGAACAGAATTAGTTGTAAAAACATCTTATTTGACAAGGGGTGGCAAAACATCTTGTGGATGTCTTAAAGAAGAATTTAAAAATAATGGTAAAAAATTTAAATCAGGACAAAAGATAAACAGATTAACTATCATTTCATATGACAGTTATAGAAAATGGAAATGTCAATGTGATTGTGGTAATATTGTTATTGTTAGAACTAATCATTTAGTTAATGAAGGAACAAAATCTTGTGGATGTTTAAAAAACGAATTATCATCATTAAGAGCTGAAAAACTTATAGCTGGTAGAAGAAAATTTGAACCAAGAATTGCATCGGCAAGAAGGGTTTGGAAATCATATTGTTATGAAAACGAAGATCATACAAATGAAATATCATTTGAAGATTTTCTTAAAAAATCGCAAGAAAAGTGTTTTTATTGTGGAATTGAGCCAAAAATAGAATATAATTATTTTTCTAAAAAATCAAGTAGAGGATCTATAAAGGCGCAAGAAGAAGGTTTTTTCATTTATAATGAAATAAATAAAATAGATAATTTAAAACCATATACAGATGAAAATACTGTTGCTTGTTGTGAATGTTGTAATAAAATAAAAAGAACTAAATCTATAAAAGAATTTATTGAATGGATTAATAAATTAACAGTTAAAGATCCTATATTTAATAATTTTAGTATGATTGAATTATCAGATAACGGATCATTATTAACATCTATAAAATGTGTTTTTTATAATTATAAAGATGATACTGATTTAAGTTTACAAGAATTTTATTCTATATCTCAAATGAATTGTTTTTATTGCGATAAAGCACCAAGCAATAATTTCAATAAAGCCAAGACTGATTACAAATCATCATTAAAAGCAATGAGAGAAGGAGATTATAATTATAATGGGATTTGTAAAATAGATTATTTACAGCCGCATAATAAAAATAATATTGTGCCAAGTTGCAAACAATGCAGTCTTTCAAGGGGTAATTTAGATATAAAAGAATTTCAAAGTTGGATAAAAAGAATACAAGAACATCAAAAATTTAAAAAGTTATTAGGCAATAAAGAAAATTTAATCGGGCAAAAGTTTAATAAATTAACGGTGATAAATGTTGCTGAAAACAAAGATTCTCCTAACAGATCATATAATGCATGGATTTGTAAATGCGATTGTGGAAAAGAAATAACTGTTAGAACTGGAACATTATTAAATAATGATCAAAAATCTTGTGGATGTATAATATTAAACGAAGGAATTGCATTAAAACCCGGACAAATATTTAATCAATTAACTACGGTGTCATATGAAAAAGGATTTTGGTATTGTTTATGTGACTGTGGAAATACCACTAAAGTTATGACGCATAAATTAATATGTGGAAATACCAAATCTTGTGGTTGTTTAAGAAAAGAAAAATCAAAAGAAAATATAAAGAAAACTTTACCTATAAATACAAAATATGAACCAAGAATAACTAGCGCGAGGCGCCGTTGGAAAAGTTACTGTTACCAGGATGAAAATTGTGACCTTTCTTTTGAACAATGGTATGATATTAGTCAACAGAATTGTTTTTATTGTGGAATTGAACCATATTTAAAATTCAACTCTTTTTTAGATAAAAATGGTTCGTCACAATTTGCCAAAGATAATGGTTGGTTTACATATA